GATTGATCTGAAAGTTTTGTGCCTAGTGAATCTAAAATGTTATCACCTAAAAATTCTGCTAAATTTTCAAAATGATCTTGACCACCACCGGGAGATGCAATTGCTGGATCAAAAGAAACTTCAGCCCCACCTTCTTCTGTCATTTCTATTTCAACAGGACCACCTTTGGTTTGTACTTCTTCAACTTTTTCTTTTACTGCTTCTTCAATCTCTGCTTCGCCTGGGAGCTCTACAGTTGTTTTTTGATTGGGCAAAGATTTATCTATTGTAGCCATTTCCTATCCTACCTTGCTTTAAATAATGATTCAACACCTTTGACTTCAATATCAGGAATTTGCATAATAGTCAATTCCATGATACCTCCGTCTTTTTTCTTTTTACGTCCTAAAAACTCTTCTAAATTTTTAGTTCCTCCCATAATACCTTCTTCTACATCTTTGTAATAATCCTCTCCTTCTGGAGTTACTCTGTATACTTCTTCTGCCTCTGTTAATTGTTCAACTCTTTTACCTTTTGTAACTTCATCTACATCAACATCAATTTCTGCAAAACCTTTAGTGTCTCTATCTGTCATAAATTCTACATTTGAGCTACCTGTGCTTTGGTCTACATCAACTCTAATATCTGGTCTATCAGGGTGAACATAAGTCTCTACTCTGTCTGACTCTTTAATTTTTTTACCTTCACGAATTACTTTTTGAATTACAGCGTTGTAAAATTCTATACCTTTGTCTGCTACAGCAGCAATACCTTCTTTAACAGGTTCTTTGTTTAAGAATTTTAATTTACTCATCATTGGCATTGATGCAAATAATCCTAATGCTTTTAAAAAATCTCGTCTATCCATTACGCACCGCCATATCCCATTTCTTGTATTTCTTCTTGTTCTTGTAAAAAGTCTTTGTATGTTCCTTCATCTTTCATTCTTTGAACATCTTTCTGAATTGCATCATAACCCATTTTTCCTAAACCAACAGCAGTAATCCCAAGTCCAACGGGAGTCATAGCTCCAGCTATTCTTGGAGTTAAGTTTAATAGTTTACCAGCTAAACCTGTTAAACCTTTACCACCAAATTTTTTGTAAACATCTGGTGCTAATAATTCTATACCAACCATCGGATCGAGAACAGACTCCGCAATACCTTTACCCTCATCTAAATTAGATTTAATTGTTGCTGCTGCGAAACCTCCAGCAACACCAGGTGTTCCTAACGTTTTTAATAAACCACCTAATAATTTTTTAGTACTAGATCTAACTGATTTATTTAATAAGGGTGCAGCTGCAATTGGTGCAACATAAATAGGATTATCTGCAGCCCAATCTAAAATAGTTGCTTGTGAAACTTTGTCGTCTGTTTCTTTGTTTACCACGGCTCCTATTTCAGGATTATAAATAATATCATCTTTTGGTTTTTCCTCTGCAGCTAATAAAGTTGGAGATAAAGCAGCTCCTGTTACTAGCGCTGCTTTTCCATATGATGTTTTAAATAATGCTTTAACTAATGGGTTTGCTATATTTTTTTGTGCAAAGTTAGTAAATTTTTTTATGTTTCCTAAAGAAGGCTTTGCTTTTTCATAACTTTTTGCAGCAACATCTAAATTTTTTATAATATCAGTTGAAATACTTTGGGGAGGAAATTCCATTTTTAAACTATTAAATATTTCTGCCTCTGGATTTCTTAAGTAGTTTTTAAGAAGAGTAGAAGAATATTTAGCGTTTTTAAATGCGGACATTCTTTGATTAGTCTCTAGTCCAAATTGTTTAAAACCCTCTGTAACAGGTTTTGCATTTACAACCGGAGTTGCATTTTTATTTTTGTCAAATTTTATATAACCTACTTCATATCCACCCGTTGCTTTTTTTACTGTGTCTCTAATATTATCAATAGTTTTATTATAGGCTTTTAAATCGCCATCTTCTAAAAATTTAGTCACAGCGCCTTTTTGTAAATTATCAAATCTTCTTTTGAATAGATTTAAAAAAGGAGAAGTTCTAGTTCCCGTTATCTCTAAAACTTTTTGATTGTTCGCTCCCTTTATAAAAGGGATTAGTGTTCTAGGAAAAGTATGTTCAAATACAGTTCCCTTCTCAAAAAATTTAGAAATTGCTTTTCTAGGATCAGTAAAACTTCTTTTAATTTCTTCTGGTTTTAATACTTTTTTTTCAATTAAAGTTTCTTCTACACTTCTTGGAACATCAATTTTATCTATTCTTGTTTTTAAATTTTTAGGAATATTAAAACGTTTTTTACCATCATAAATTTTATTGGCCTGCAAAGCCATCGCTGCAGAGCTAAGTCTTCCTTTAGAAAAATTAGATTTTTTAATAAGTTCAGCTGAACTAATATTTGGATTATCTTTTAAAATATTTAAAACTTTATTTGCGTCCTTTGTAACTTCAGGTTTTATTTTATCTAGCCCTCTTGGAGCAAGTTTTCCAAATTTTTTTATATTAAACTCTTTTACAATTCTTGCTAGAATTGATTCAGATAGAGGAACACCTTTTGTACCATACATTCTTCTAATTTCGACACGAGAGTTATTAGCAACATCTTCTTTAAATTTTTTTAATTTTTCAGGATCAGCTCTTAATTCTTTTAATAGTCCTTTTGGTTGTAAGATGTTTCTTTCAAATATTTTTATAAAATTACTTCTTTGTGTTGAAGTTAGAGAACTCCATTTAGCTGATCTAGTTTTATTATAATATTCAGTTATTCCTTTGTATTCTTTTTCATATTCACTTAAAGGGATGTTAAATCCTTTCTCCCCCCGGCCTCTTGCTTGCGCCATCTTGCGCTTTAATTCTTTTGAAATAAAATCACCTCTTGTCATTATCTTCTCTCCACAAACATTGTAGCAATACCACCATCAGCGAAAGAACCCATCTCTTCAGCTGTACCTTTACCACTCATGAAGTCAGTGTCTTGTGCAAAATCAGATTGATAACCACCTAGGTTTAAATTTCTATTTATTTCTGCTCGTTGAGCAACTCTTGCTGCAGCTGCTCTTTCTACAGCTTCTTTTATTTGTTTTTGTTCTGTATTTTTTACGGCGGTATCTAACACTTTATTAAAAGCTTTTGCTCTACCTTGATTGAATAAATATTCTCCTGCTATCCCTAAACCTTTTAAAGCAGATACAAGACCAAGTCCTGCTGTTTGTCCTCTGATATCTGCAAACTCATCTTCTTCCTCTATACCGCCCAATGAACCTAAACCTGGAGATACTAAATCCGCTCCAATAATACTTTCTAAACTACCTACGCCTGTAGGACCACCAATTGCAAAATTAATTCTACCACCGTCTGCTTTTTTAAGAGGTGGTTCTCCTCTTGGATGAATACCTGTTTCTTTAATCTTCATTAACTCTTCAAAAGTTTCATCACCATATAATCTTACACCTAGTGCTTCTTCCATAATCTCATAAGATTTTTTTGCACCAGGACTATCTAAAGCTTCAATCATTTTATTAGCGTCTCTTTTGCTACGACCTGCTTTGCTGTATGCATCTCTAATATTATCACCAAAAGGTCTTTCTCCTTTTGATATAACAACATCACTTTCTTCGATCATTTGTTTACCACCCATAATAGGTTTAGATGGATCTAAAGTTTTACCTTCCATGTCTACAACTTTTGCAGAGTCTTCTGCTTTCTCGTAGGCTTCTCTTTTGATCATAGTTAGATCAAGGCCTTCAGGTTGTTTACCTGTTACCTTTTCATAACCTTTAATTAATCTGTCTAGTATGATTTTGTAATTTTTTTGAATGGCATCTAATGCTGCTAGTCCGAATTTTGTTTTCATTAATAATACTCTATGTTGGGCTTGCTTGTTGCCTTATCTTTTTCATCATCTGGATGCATGATAAAACCTCCCTGTCTAAATCGCATCACGGCTTGAGTCGTGCTATCTACTAAATCGTCATTGTCTCCATACGGAAACGCAGCACATTCTTCAATCACTTCTTCTGCAAATTTTTCATCTGGCGCCCATATCTGTCCTGACTCAAATAACGGTGATACGGCGTTTACTCTAGCATGTTTGTCATTCCCTTTGCTAGGTGTGTAATTTATAACAGGTATCCCCATCTTTCGCAACTCATAAGTCAAAGGTAAACCAGATGCTTTTGACTCTATGATGACGGTGTCTGGGTTCCAATATTTATATTGATCTAGAGCTACCCTACGTAATTCTGGAAACTCTAGTCTTTCTTTGTAAGCGTCTAATAGGATTAGATTCGGTCCGCTGTCCTCGTTTGGATAAAAGACTCCCCACGTTGTAATAGCAGAATAGTCAGCTGATTGTTTTTTTAAAAAAGCGGTATCATAAGATTGTATGATATGTTCGAGTTTAGGAATATAACCTTTATCCCAAACCGTCCACCACTCACGTTTAATTAAAGATCCTTCTTCTGATGTTGGATCTTGCATCCATTGTGCATTCCATTTACCTAAACTTAATGAAGCTTTGACCGATTCTAATTCATCTTTCTTCCAATACTCGGGCCATACCGGTTTACCTGATGGAAGTATAGCTGGAAACTCAATAACTTCCCATTGATCTGCTTTAATTTCTTTTTGAGATTTAATTAACATACCGGTTAAATCTTTTGTATTCCATCTAGTCATAACAACTACAATCGCTCCACCGGGTTGTAAACGTTGTCTAGGTCCTGATGTATACCAGTCATAAGCACGTTCCAATGCCTGTTGATTAAGAGCATCTTGTTCTGAATGCGGATCGTCGATTATAAGTAAGTCCGCTCCACGACCCGTTATCGCCGAGCCAACGCCGGCTGCGTAGTATTCACCGCCTTGTTCTGTTTCCCATTTACCCGCGGCTTGTGAATCTTCTCGTAGTCTTGTTTTGAAAACGGATTGGTATTCGGGGGTATCAATTAAGTTTTTAGCTTTACGTCCAAAGCGGATCGCTAATTCAGTAGTGTGAGTTGTCTGAATTATTTTAAGATCAGGTTTACGTCCTACCATCCAAGAGGGTAAGAGGTAAGACGCGAACTCTGACTTGGTATGTCTAGGAGGCATATTAATAATAAGCCTCTTACATTTTCCCATAGCCAAACGGTTAAATTTTTCTGAAATTTTTTTGTGATGATCACCTTCTATGAATTCAGGCCAAACGTGTTTTACAAAAGAAAGAAAATCATCTTTGACTTTGTTTTCGGTTTTCTTTTGAGAGAGTTTAATTGCATACTTCATAAACTCTTTCTTCACATCTGGTGGAAGCTTGTCGATAATTTCTTGTTTCATAAAAATTTTTGCAGAATTTTTTTACAACTCTGTTTTCCTCTTATTTAGTTTTTATAGCTGATCTATCTCTAAATCAAGGTATATAGGGTATGTCTTGGGACCCCTTTTGCTGTAAAGGGAGGGTGGGCCCGATAGTTTACAAGCTTTTTACAAATCGTCAGGGACCCCTCTAGGGAGGGTGGGCCCGCCAGTTCACAAGCTGTAAGGCGCGACCCATTTTGGACGCTGTTGCATATTTACAATATTGACAGTTGTATTTATGCCACAATTATCCGCGACCCATTTTGGACACACAGTCTATTGACTATCTGGGATAATATGTTATGCGCCATATTCAAATCATATAAATATATCTATTGACCGCGGTTCATTAATAACATAATATCCCACACTAACAGAAAGGAAAATATGCCGAAGACAATGACAAAGTATCAACTCGACCACTTCAAGTCGAAGGTGCGAAGAAACTTCAACCCTTTAATTGAAGAACAGGAATTGTTGGTAAAACAATATAGAGCCGAAGCAACTGAAAAGATAGTTGGCAAGTTAGCCAAAAAAATGGGCGCTGATAAAATCTTGGATAACTTCAGGAAGGCGGAAGCTACACTGAAGGCGGCGCAAGATAAAGCCCGAACCTTCTTCAAGAAGAAGGCGGATCAAAGCGAAGATAAGAAAAAAGATTTTAACTCTTATCGTTTTGATAACGACGAGAAACTGTCTCTTAAAGATTGTGAAGATCAATTAAAAGACTGGGCTCGTGATCTTGTTGATCGTGAAATAAGAAGACGCCCTGAAGGTACGAAGCTGAAACAACTTGAGGATTTAAAAACAAAAGCAATAGATCAAGTTATGGAAAGCGGAACGCCTGAAGAGTTAATTAAACAACTAGACGCAACAACTAAAAAGATTGGTATTGCGTGGGTTGTGGATACTTCCAAAATAAAACAAATAAGCCAAAATTAAGGGCTTGACAATGTTAATGGGATATGCTATTATTATCCCATTAACAACAGAAAGGATAATATGTATCACGTATTACACAAGATCGCAGATGAGTATTTCTGTGTATCTAAATTAAGAAAACCTATTGGCACGTTAGCAGAGGCAAAAGAAAAAATAAAAGCGTTGAAAACTTTAGACGCTGATGAAAAATACATTATTACACAGAAGGTTGATAATGAGTAATTTTTATATAACCTACTTTGCTAAAAAACATAAAAAAATAATAACTCGTAAAGGTCGGTTTGAAAAACCCGACGGAACGGCGGGAAAGTCATTTACATCTAAACAAGGCAACCCATGTTTAATCTATTGGGATTTAGACGCTGATGGTTGGCGTATGGCTGTGGGAAGTATGAGGATTAAATGGTAGAATTTTGGCAACTGATATTTATGGAATCACCCATAGAAGTGCGAATATTATTTTTAGTTTTTATCGTGGTTTTATTATGGGAGATATTTAGAAGTCAAATCAAAAAGAAGGAGGAGAAGAGAAGACAAGAACGGCTTAACCGAATTAAATTCGATTGAGCCCTGGTCTGAACACGAAAGCGGTAGACGTACCCACACAAACATTCGGACCTGGGGTCAAGAGCGAGCCGAGAGGCAGGAGCTTTAGGTATGAGTTAGGTTTAAAATACTTAATGACTAAAGTTCCCTTGATCAAACTTGAGCCCTGATCCCGTCAGCTGATAAGGTAAAACGCGGGATCTGGGGTCAAGTTCACAGGGCGAGTCCCTGCAAAATGGCTGTAGATGATTTGTCGCTAAAGAAAATGGGATTTATAATTTAGCGGATTGACCAAACTTGAGCCCTGATCCTGCGGAACGCAGTATGAAGTCAGAGGAAGGCGAGCTGTCCGGAACTCGCAGGATCTGGGGTCAAGTTCTCTGCGTAAGTCGTATAGTTTGGTCGATAACACCAAACGGGCGCAAGCTTCGTAGCAGTCTTGGTAAAAGGGGCAATGACACAGCAGATATGCTGTTAGCCAGAATTACCCTTGACCATTGAGCCCTGATCTCTGGCAGTCGATAGGCTGTTAAGCCCTGGTGCACCGGTAAACAATTGCCGCTGGGCTTCAATCCAGAGATCTGGGGTCAAGTAGAGATGGGTCATACCCGTGAAGCTTTGAAGCGCGATGCACTTTGTTTGACCGGCTGAAAGGCAACCTTATTGAAACCCAATAACGCGGGTTGCCTCTAGGCCACAAGCCGCAAGCTTGACAAGTCGCAAGCTTTCGGCTAGTATGGGAAAATAACAGAAAGGATTTATGAAAGTTAAAGAGCTAATTAAAGAATTAAAAACCTATGATGGTGAAACTGATTTTGCCATTAAGTTAGTTGTTGATCCACACGATAGCAAAAAAGATATATTGTTAAATTGGATAGGCGAAATAGACACCTCCCTATTAGATGAAAGTTATGTTGAATTTGGAGTGGAGAAATGAAAGTAAAAGAAGCAAAACAAATAACCGGATCGATGACCAGAACCAGCAAGATGCCTGGACTGTCTTACAGCCTGCCAGCGTGGGAGTGTAAAACAGGCGCCAAGCTTGCCAAGATTAAAGGCAGCGTCTGCAATGGATGCTATGCTATGAAGGGCAATTATACAAGATACCCTGCAATTAAAGCCGCGCAGTATGTAAGATTAAAATCCATCACCGACCCGCGATGGGTTCAAGCGATGGTGACACAAATTAAAAATCAAAAATATTTTAGATGGCACGACGCCGGAGACATACAGAGCGAAGAGCATTTGTTAAAAATCTTTGAAGTGTGCAAGCTCACACCAAACACCAGGCACTGGATCCCGACACGTGAAGCGCAATTTTTAAAACTGATTTCCCCTGAAGAAGTTCCAGATAATTTAATCATCAGGATGTCTTCGCATATGGTTGACCAGGCCCCGGTTACTTTCTGGCCGTGGACGTCAACGGTGAAAAATGGGAGCGGGACTTGTCCCGCTCCGAAGCAGGGCGGAAAGTGTGGCAGCTGCAGAAGCTGCTGGGACAGGAAGATTCCAAACGTAGAATATGCCAAACACTAAACACAAGGCCAACAACCCAACTGTGATAGAGATCCACGAAGAGTGGGCCATCAAGAACGGATACGCACAAGCCCGCAAGCCGACAAGCGTTCAAGCGCACAAGCCGACGAAGGCGCAAGCCGACAAGCCCGCAAGCGCTCAAGCGTCAAGCGGTTCGCGAATCAACAAGCGTTGACAGTGTTCCCAATCATTGTTTGTGAGGGAAGGTGTATCTCTGTGATCTGACAGAAGACCGTGGATAGATTTACTCTCATAAAGTTTTATGACTCCAAGAGTAGTGTCTTGGAGTAAGATAAAGTTCCGGTTTGTCATGGTCATGTGGAATAGTTTTTGATGAGGTGAAAAAGATACTTTGTGAGTCTTTGTCACTTTAAGCTCAACCATAAAAAATCCGCATGCATCCTGGTATCCAAGCAGATCTGGTACACCAAAAGATGCCCAAGATTCTAGTCTAGTCCAAGTTATCTTGGGGGTATTTTGGCGGAGTAAACGCCATAGTTTTGTCTCTGCTTTCATCGTACACACCTTTAATAACTTTGTTTACAATCATGCTAGTACCATCAAACGATTTGTCTGATGATGCACCAATTAAACCAAGCAATATTAATAATATCTTCATAAATTGACTTGTACGCTGGATTACGATATATGTCAATGATGGGTTTACCTAGACAATTAACAGAAAAACAAATGAAGTTTGCAGAACTTTTGGTCTACAATGAAGGTAGGAAGAGTGCATCTGAATGTGCTTATGAAGCTGGATACAAAACAAGACCAAGACAAGCTGCATCAGAATTACGTAATCCTAGAGTTAGTCCTCTTGTTGTCAAATATATTGGAGAGTTAAGACAAGAAATCCAAGAGAAGTATCAAGTAGATTTAGGTAGACATTTGAGTGAGCTTGCAAAATTAAGAGATGATGCAATGAAAAAAGGTGCCTGGTCTGCAGCAATAAATGCAGAGGTAGCCAGAGGTAAAGCTGGTGGGCTTTACGTAGATCAAAAACTTATATTGTCTGGTAATCTAGATAATATGTCAGAGAAAGAACTTGAAGCCAAGATGGCTAAAATTCTTGATGATCATAAAGGTTTGATTAATGTTAGTCCAGAAGAGTCACAACCAAAATCAGAAACAAGACAGATCCCTGTATCCGATTAAAGAACTCGTGTGTTTTTACCCAAGCGCTTTTTACTAGTGCTAGGATTTTTCTTATTAGCTCCATATTTTACTCCTTGTGAGTCTGGCCCTTTTACAGGCGGTATAGCATTCCATTTTACATATGGCATGTTCTTCGTCA